TCAGCGCAAGCCTGGACAAAAAGTGACGGATTAGCTAACTATAAAAAGAACCCAATCATTTTATTTAATCATCAATACGGTAAACCTATTGGTAAAGCTATTGAAGTGCAGACTACTTCCCAGGGACTATATATAAAGGCTAAAATTTCTAAGGCCTCGGGGGAGATTGGAGAACTGATAAAGGACGGCGTCCTAGGAGCTTTTTCAGTTGGAATGAGAGTTAAGGACGCGGAGTACGTAAAAGCAACAGACGGCTTTTTAATTAAAGACGTAGAGCTGTTCGAAGTTTCGGTGGTATCTATCCCAGCAAATCAAGATGCGGTGTTTTCATTAGCCAAGTCGTTTGAGACTGTGGAAGAGTTTGAAGAGTTTAAAAAGACATTTAGTACTGGCCTAGAAAGTGATGGAGAAGCAGCAAACGCTGCCCCTGCAAAAACACCTGCGCCAAACGACGCGACCATTGTCGCACCCAAGGAGATAGTAAAAATGGATCCAAAAGAATTAGAAGCCCTACTGGCTTCTGTTGCAGCACAAACTGCAAAAAGTATGAATGACGCTCAGATTGCGCGCGAGGAAGCTGCTAGACTAGCTGCTATTACAGCAGCTAATAAAGTGGCTGAAGATACAGCTCTAAACGAGAAGATCTCAGTTGCAGTAGTAACTGGGGCAGAACGTCTGGTCGCTGATATCGAAAAGCGTTTCGCTGATAAGAATTCTGATCTGGAAAAGATCGTTAATGATCTAAAGAATGATATCGCTGAAAAATCTTCAGAGATTGTGAAGATGCGCGATTCGAAGCGTCTATTCGCTGATCGTACCGGCGGTTCAGAGTGGAAAAAAGAGTTCGGCGCTCAAATGGACGACGCATATGTTCTTAGTTTAGTTACTAAGAAAAATTGGGCCGAGACAAAATATGGCAAAGATCTTCTAGAAAAGGTTAACTCTCATTCTGGTGTTATAGTATCAAGCGCAGATTTTGAACAAATCGTTTCAACTAACATTGAACGCGATATTCAAAATGAGTTAGTGTTGGCTCCTCTATTCAGAACAATTCAGATGAATGCTGCAAGTATGATTCTTCCTATTCTACCAGACGCTGGCTACGCTGAATTCTCAGCGGCTGCTGGAGCCGGTACAGGTATTAGTACTACAGTAGGTAACTTAGATCCAAGAAGTCCGGCTACTGGACAGTCGACTAATTACGGTTCGGCATATTCGGGCGTAACTTTGACTGAAAGAATTCTTACCACTAAGAAACTTGTTTCACGTAGTTACATTGGTAACGAAACCGAAGAAGATGCGATTCTACCAATTCTTCCTCTAATCCGTGAGAGTATGGTTCGTTCACACGCACGTGCTATCGAATCTTCACTTCTAGTAGGTAATGCAGCGGACGGTCCATTCGGAGTCGCTGGTGCATCATATGATGGACTTATTAAACTCGCTATTGACGACTCACATCGTCAGTTTATGAACGGTAACGTAGCTACTGCAGTTATGACTGCCGCACAATTATTAGGTATTCGTAAGAAAATGGGCAAGTACGGAGTTCGCGCAGAAGATGTAGTTTATATCGTCAGCCAAAACTCATACTTCGAATTGTTAGAAGACGTGGAGTTCCAAGATATGAACTTAGTAGGTAATCAAGCTACTAAGATCAATGGACAAGTCGGCCAAGTATTCGGAAGTAAAGTAATAATTTGTGACGAATTTAAAAATGCAACTAACAGTATTTATACTGCAGTTGCGGTTTATACTCGTAACTACCTACGTCCCGTACTTCGTGGACTGACTGTTGAGTCTGACTACTTAGTAGAAAGTCAAAAACGCGTTCTAGTTGCTTCGCAACGTGTTGGATTTATAGACCTTATGGACGGTGTAACTTCCAAGTGGGCTCTAAACGTTCCTGCAACTTAATTAATAGTGGGATAAAAGAAGGGGGAGTTCGCTCCCCCTTATTCCATGGAGCGCTATGGCAGACACACCGATTGCAGTAGGAAGTAAGCTCCTAAGTTTAGCTGGGTATTTACCCACTCTATATATACAGATTATACCTATGGACTTAATAACTTTAAATGAGTACAAAGCTTTAAACGCTATGACCAGCGTCAAAGAGGATGATCGTTTAAATTTATTAGTTCCATCAATTAGTCAATTAATTAAAAACTACTGTAATAATCCTATACTAGATTATTACTCTAGCGAGTACACAGAGAATTTTGATATACAATGGTCTACCTATACAGTACAGCTAAGGTTAAGTCCTATTAATGTGGTGACCAGTGTTGGAGAGAGACTATCCCCATCAGACGCATATACTACACTAGTCGCTGGTACGGACTACTGGATTGATAGTATATCTGATAGTATCTTTAGAATTAACGAAGCGGGCCGTTATCAAGATTGGCCTGTTGGTGCGGGAGCAGTACAAGTTATATATAAAGCCGGGTACAGTACCACCCCTACAGATTTGAAACTTGCAGTATCCGATTTAATTACTTATTATTTAAAAGACGAGAGAAAAGATCGACGCGTATTAGGGGCCGCTAGCATAGACTATGCGCCTAACTCTAATGACGGCAGCTTTCCCGATTACATCAAAAGAGTACTGGATATTTATAAACTATGAGTAGTACTTGGCGGCTTTTAGTCGAACAGATGAGTGCTGACTTAAACGACAGAAGAAATAAAGAAAGAAAGCTGTTAGAAAGCAAAAAACCCGGCACTATATACGTAGCGGACAGTCGTGAGATGAAAATTGTAGCTCACAGTTTATTTGGTAAGGCTGTGGCACCCCTTTTAAGAGATAGTAGTTCTATAGGCATAAGCAACGCTGCTAGGTTAGCTGAAGATAAGTTAATAGAGCTTACAAAATTACATGCTACTGCAGCAGCTAAAGCCGCAATGGGCGCTTTAGTAAGCATAAGAGTTAAAGGAGAGGGTTTAATTATTGGGATAGACCCCCATACTAAAAAACAAAGATTACCAGAAAACAGATGGGAACAAATACATAATTTAATTGAAGTATTTAAGGGAGAAGGGAAGCTAACGGGTGCTGCCTATATATTAATAGACCACAAGCAGATTCAAGAAATGCAAAGGGAAATAGTAGATGATCTTTTTAAATGGGCTACAAGTAGTACAAATGAATTATTTAAGCAGCCCACTGAAAGAACAGCGATAGAAGGCAAGGAAACTACATTAAATCGTACTTTTTATCTTCTCAATCCTCAAGGGAAAAAGGGGGCACAAAGAATAATACAGGGGGGACACGGGGCGGGGTTAGGTGTATCTGTATCACAAGTAACGACAGGAAGATTCTTAAGACAATTGGGGTTGAGAGCGTTAGATGCTGGAGATACTACATTAGCGGGAGAAGCTAATCTTTTATATAAACAGCTTAATGCAGCTTTTAATAATAGTAAAATAATAGCTACGCAAACAGAGTTAGATAAATTAAGTACGTCCGTATTGGATGAGATTGGGCTAAAGGGAATACACACCCATTTTTACGACGATTCAGGAAATCATAAAGAAAACTTCGTAACTATTGTTAGTTTTCAATCTTCCGGCAATAATAATTTCGATTCTGCCAGGGAGCTAGCACTAACAAAACTTCTGAGAAATTGGCTTTTAAAAAACTTTGTCAAGACGTACGACGCTTCTAAGCCTTATTCTCCCCCTCTTACTGATAGAATCTTATCTATACTAACTTATACGATAGGAAAGAATCTAAAGAAAGCCAGAGTAAAGGGCCCGGTAAAAGCTCAAGCGGTTATTAAAGGTAAAACAGAAGCTAAAGGGGACTCAAAACTTAGGATTACCCAAAGATTAAATGTAGAAAAATTTGACATAAAGGTAAGAAAAAGTAATCAAACTTTTCGAGACAAAAAAGAGCCAGCAAAAAATTCTTTAAACGTAATACAAATGCTAGCCTACATTAACTCCAGACTGCCGGGAACAATAAGAAGTAACATGGGGGCACCAAGACTGGAGAACAGGACGGGTAGATTTTCAGAGAGTGTTATAGCTACGGATGTTCAATCCACTGCTCAAGGGTACCCCAGTGTAGGTTACACGTACAGAAAAGCCCCGTATCAAGTATTCGAGATCGGCGCAGGCAGGAGACCCTGGGCTACACCAGATAGAGACCCAAGGTCTTTAATAGATAAATCTATAAGGGAGATCGCAGCAGAACTTTTTGTTAGCAGATTATATACTAGGAGAATATAGTGGAACGTATATATACTACAAGAAGGCTAGCTATAGTTAAAGCTTTAGTAGAAAAGCTAAAGAATATAAATGGCACTTCCAATTATCTTACCGACGTAGCCGGTAATGTTTTTCCTAGAATGAAATTTTGGGATGAGATTGAGGAGTTTCCAGCTGTGTGCGTGAGCGCAGGCGGCGAAGTGAGACAGTACCAGGGAGGGGGTTATAAAGATAGGTTTTTATCTTTAAATATAACTTGTTACGTCAGTGACGAAGACCCTGTACAAGCATTGGAATCTTTATTAGAAGATATAGAGACTAATATAGAAGAAAACAGCAGTTTAAAGTATACAGATCGATTGGGGAATGATTCTTATACTACAATGATATCAATATCAAGTATCGACACCGATGAAGGAGTAATGGCTCCTCTAGGTATCGGCTCAATATTGTGTGAAGTGAGATATTAATAGAGTCTTATAACAAGACTCAACGCTGAGAAATCAGGTAGGAGATAGCAATGGCAGAGGTACTACAACTTAGTAGAAATACTAAAGTGTACATTAAAGATACACAAGCAGATGCGGCAAACTCATCAAACCAACTATGGGAACTAGCAGTTCTTGACGGGTATGCGTTTAGCCAAGGAACAGAATCGGTAGAAATTACACTTAGCGAAGCTACAGACAGTGCGGGAACGAGCCGTAGAGGTAGCTCAAAGTTCAACACAGCGCTGGCTCCAGTAGAATGGAGTCTTACAACTTACGCTCGACCTTTCCGCGGAAATCCTACAGGAGCTGCTGGAGCTCTGAATAGCGGACGTTGGGACGGAAGCGCCGGCGCTAATAATAGCCATGCAACTGAAGAGCCACTATGGGCTTACTTTGCCTTAGGTACTGGGCTAAACTTTACTCCAGGAAATACTACAGCTAACGCTGCGTGGGCAGGAGCAATTACGACGAATACAACAAGTATGTTAATTAACCTTAACTCTTCTAATAAGTCAGCGCTAAGGGTGTTTGAAATGTACTTCGTATTAGGAGCTGCAGGAGCTGGAGCACTATCTAACTATAAGCTAGTAGATGCTTGCGTTAACGCAGTTACCATGGACTTTGATATTGAAGGTATCGCTCAACTACAGTGGTCTGGCTATGCTAAAAATATTGTGTCTGCCAACATCACTCCTGTTATCGCTAATACTATTACGGAAGCTTTGACTTCTACTAATACTCTTATTCGTCAAAGACTCTCTACGCTGACATGTAATACAACTAATACTGGTGTCATGGCGAACTTTGCTAATAACTATGCACTAACTCTGACTGGGGGTTCAATAACTTTTGAGAACAATATCAGTTACTTAACTCCAGAAGAGTTAGCTAAAGTTAATATTCCGTTAGGACACGTAACGGGAGCAAGATCTATTTCCGGTACGTTTAAAGCATACTTAAACGACGACTATAGCGCAAACTCATCTGGTAAGCTTTACAGAGACTTAACAGCGCAGACTTCGGTTACAACTACTATATTCCAATTAGGGTTTAGTGTGGGGGGGGCCAATGCACCTAAGATTGAATTCATTATGCCTACGGCGGCTCTTGAAATTCCTCAGCACAGCATTGACGACGTTATCTCAGTTGATTTCGTATTCAAGGCACTTCCTACTGGGCTAGGAACTACTGACGAAGCTACAATTAAGTATACTGGTCCTCTAATTTATGCTTAAACTGGTACAAAAATAATTATTGACTTTCGGATGTTAATATATTATAATTGTTAAGAAATGGGGGAGTTTTCACTCCCCCTCACTTCGGAGGAACTATGAAAAAAATAGATCTACTAGAAAAAATATATGCGTTAGAGAAGCGCATACTAGCACTAGAAAGTCGCCCGTACTGGACGACCTATACATTCGCTCCTAACTCATTTTCTCCGTTTATAGTGAAGAGCCCCGTCGTTACTGCTACTGTTACTACTTCTGGCAGTCTCCCCATCATTAATTAAGGCAATAAAAACATGGCTGATATTTCCCTGTCGAGTTTACTTTCTCCTTCTAAAAACGTTTCATTTGAATACCCAGGGATGCCAGGATTTATGGTTGAACTGTGCTTCTTAGCTAGAGGAGAACTAGTTAAATTAAGAAAAAAATGTGTTACACAAAAATATAATAAGAAAACTCACTTAGCTGAAGAAGAGCTTAATGAAGAGTTATTTCTAACCGAATATGTTAATGCTGTTATTAAAGGCTGGTCCGGGCTAAAAATATCTTACCTAGAAGAGCTTCTATTGGTAGATGTGTCAGGCTTAGCTAAAACAGTTACAGAATTAACATTCACACAAGATAACGCAGAAACTCTAATGAGGAATTCTGTAGATTTTGACTCTTGGGTTACCGATACAGTAGGTGACCTGGCAAATTTTTCGAAGAGCAAACCGCTGAAATCAGCCGTCTGATTCGAAAAAAGGTACGTCAAGCAGGAGATTTATCTCTTGAGACGTATCTTGCTATTTGTGAACAGTTAAACGAAGAGCCAGACCCTAAAAAAATGCCACTGACCGAAGCGGATTTTCCGTATGAGGCTCAAGTGGCATTTTTTATGTTTAGATTATTATCAGACGTGTGGGACGGAGCTAGCGGCACATATTTTGGAAAAGACTTCGGGCCTATAGAAGCCTTTTTTAATATATATGACGTGCAGGATAGAGTATTGATTTTAGAACTTATTAAGACTATAGAAACTCACAGTATTGATTATATTAATGATAGAAATGCTCAAAAACGTAAAGCTGCAGAACGTGCAGCAAGTGCAAAAGACTATGTGCATAACGTAAAAGGATAATGGCAAAGAATACAATATACATAGATGTAATTATAGATGATAAAGGTACCACTAAAAAGGTAGCTGTAGACGCGGCTAAAGTTAATATGGAACTCCAGAAAGCTGGAGTAAGTGCTGCTAACGCAGATAGAAACTTGAAAGGCGCAGCCCGTACGTCATCTAATGCTACTAAAAACTTCTCTAAGATGTCTCAAGGCA